ATTGGCGTCATACTGGCCTACACTATTAAAACTCATTTTCTTCTATAGTCCTCCTTAGACATTCGCTGTCAGGATATTTTCTTTAATTTCTTTCACGATTTCTTCGGGAAGTTCACCCTTGTTAACCATGTCAACAAGTTGAGAATTTAGCCAACGTTCAGCTTTGGCTTTACTCTTAAATGATAAACTTAAATACGTTGATTGCATTTGCTCAAATTTCTTTTGTAAAATATCTCCGTCTAAAATCTTCTTATGAATATTGCTACCTGCCGTTGGATCTTCAACGCTTCCTTCAGGCGTCCTACTCATTCCATCACTAAGCTTATCAGCGATTTTATTAATGTCAACTTCGTTAGTTAATTCTTCTAACTTAGCATCAACAGCTTCATCAGTTAGTTCCTGGAATGTAGCAACTCTATCCTCGTCTTCCTTTGGAACTCCATCTTTAAGAGAAACAAAGAAATCGAGTTTATCAATCTTGGCATCACGAAGTTTCTTCTTCTCGTCGATTAGCTCATCTCTAAGACTATCTACTTCTCCTTGAAGTAAGTCATACTCTTCACGTAAGGCATCACGAGTATCTTTTGATTCTTCAAATTCATCTCGTACATTTCCAAGAACATCTTCAAGAGAAATAATTTCCTCTAACAGATCTACGTCTTGAAAAACTTTTACAACATCTTTAAGTTCTTGACCGTCTTCAACAGAAATAGCTTTGGCAAAATTATCTTTACCTACCATTCCGGCAAGACGTTTAAGAATTGCGCCGAGAGATTTAACTTCTTCTTCTGCCAATATAGGTTCTTTGCCATCTCTTTCAAGATAAGATTTAGTCCACATATTCTCTTCCATAACATTTGTTACCATATGTAGCATAAGAGCATGTTCAAGACCGTCTTTAGACTTTTTAACTTTCTTAACCCAGCCTTTAGCTTTAGCCTTACGATCTATAGATTTCTTGATCTTTTCTTTATCGCCGGGACCTTTATAAAGATCCAACAGCTTAAGAGCAATCCTGTAATGAACTTCGTCATTTACTGGAAATGTTCGATCCTCAGGGCTGCAAAATGACGACTTAGCAAGTTTGACCCTTTGTTCTGGACTCAACTTAAAATCTTCAACAACTTTGTCATCCATACCTTCCCAAGAAAGATCGTACAACTTATCAGCATCTTCAACTGTAACCTTTTCAACAGTTGCTAGACGATCGAAAAAGTCCTCAACACTTTCAGGTTTTTCTTCTTCGTTCTTCTTACCTTCAGGAGAAATGTCGTCCTTAACATCTTCTTCAACCTCCAAAGGTTTCTTTCCTTCGACGCTATCTTGAACTTTTTCAACTTCCTTCTTCTTACTCATAGAACGACTTTCCTCCTCGGATATTGAATCATATTGCGGAAATTCAAGGCAAATTTCATGCACATCTCCCGCATATTCATTTTTGATTTCGATATTCTTAACGTTTCCGTTATAGTATAACTCTAAAACTTTAGAATGTCTATCAGCGGGAGTATTAGCTACAGAATATTCATCATAGAAAAAATCACCAGCAATAAGAATCATCTTCATATCGTCGTAGACATTCCCAGGTTCATGTTCGCATGGACCAGCATCTCCGATCCAATCTTGCTTACAGATAGAACAAATAGCTTTATCTGTAGTAGCTCCAACAGAACCAGTCAAATATCTACCATCTAAAAACTTCTGTACCGCATCTGCATCTGTAATATCAGCTATAATTTGAACATGGCCAAGACCTTCGTAAGATTTATTGTCAAGAGGAGAACGACCATCTTTTACCGGCTGCGAAAAAAGATTTCTAATCAATTCAACTTGCATACCAAAAGGCATAGTTCCATCACAAAAATTCTGTAAAACTTTATCTGTAACATTAAGTTCATGACCAGAACTATCTTTAATAGTAACGTCAGTATAATTGTCCTTAATAAATCTCGAAGTATCTATATAAAACGAATCAATAACTCGACCAATCGGATCTCTGTGCTCATCATGATGTAGTAGAACTGGTTTATTATAATCTTTGGTAAATGTAGCAGCTCCTTTCTTGAGCTTATCTGGCAAGTAGAACATATTGTTTCGAGTAACAACGCCTGCATGAGTAGCGGCTATACGAACTTTCAGCCCATTACCTTCTTGAGCATCAACGCTAAGAGAATCTGAGAATACACCCTTCTTGTTATCAAAGTCATCTTTAACTCGAACCAATTCGGGATTTAAAAAACTAAATGTTACAAGATCGTTAATTTTTAGATAATTGTCTTTTTTCATTTCAATTCTTATTTTAGCTCACTATTACAAATTTTAAACGCTGAAGTCGTAATCTTATCTTCTGACCAATCTGGATACTTCTCTCGAATACCTTTTTTAATCTTAAGAATACGTCGCTCAAGTTTATTAGAATCAGCTTTATTTTTTATAACCATACTCTCGCATATGGAACGAGCCATAGCATGCACTTCTGGACCTGTTAAGCCTAAATCATTCTTCTTCATCTTTCTTTCCATATTGCGAATGCAATCAGCCATTGTAGCAGGATTTCTTTTCTTCTTTTGTTTATCTTGAACACTATCGATAATACTATCTTCAACGACTTCCTTCTCGGCAAAAATAATAACACAATCACAATTCCCACTCCAAACAATCTTTCCATTTCTCCTAACGAGAAGAACGTGCCATTTAGGAAGCTCAACATCATAAACAAAACCGTTGTATGTACAAAAGTTCTTTTCTAAAAACTGAGAATGTATATGAGAACATTCTCTAATTATCCACTGGTTATTATTGATAGTATATTTCCCATTAGAAAACTCTACTTCTTTGCCTTTATCTTCTCGGAGGCCAAAAGATGGACGTTTCCCTACTTTTAAAATAAGTTCGCCTAAATCGTCAGCTATGCGTTTAGATGATGTAGAATAAGATTTATCTTTAGAAATAAAACCTAACTTATTGTCATATTCAAAATCCGTATATGCTCAGAAGTTAAAGATTTTATAATGTTAGGAATATACTTTTGTGAAGCCTTTCCAAAACTAAAACTTTCTAAATATTTACCTAGATCATCGTTTTTCGTAGTAAAAGCGTTTTGACCACTCCACCACTTGAACGGCATTTTAGAAAGTAATGCCTTTATTTTTGTATAACTTTCAATATTCTTAGCAAACGATTGAGCAATAGATACTTGGTAATGACCCCTTTTGACCTTATTCAAACATCCCTCACTTAAGTAATATCCCATGAATTCACAATAAGTCGCAATCGGAACACAATATGAACCAACCTTTATATACTCAGGAGAATGCCCACTCCAGTTCAATCCACGATAGAACCTATATTCTCCCCATTTGCTAGAAGGTAAATCTTTCTCCTGTAAAATTTGCCAATCGGTATTTTTACGCCCTTTTTCATTTTTCTTTTTCCGAAATTGAACAAATTGATTATGATCAGGAGTTACTAACAGATCAAAAGAATGATTCGTATAATGAACAAGATTCCCCTCATACAGATATGAAACCTTTTGAGTGTATGGCAAGAACTCTGCTTCTAAAGAATCTGGGTTTAAAGAAAATATAAAATCATTATCTAATACATCTTTGAAAAATTTCCACCCATTACTCGTATAAACTTCTGTATCGTCTGAATAACAATTAGCATGAAAAGGAGGAACGTCATCAAGAGAGGCTAAAGATGTATCGTAAAGAATTTCTTCCAATCGCGCATGGCATTTATCACAAGCATCTTCGGTTAACTTTACGCCAAATTTCCTTAACCCAATATGCCTCATTCCTATCACTTGCCCGAAACTATTAGCACGTCCTATCTCAACATCTTCTATAAAGTTCGCTCTATAAGAAAAACTATCAAAAATACCCCTGATAGAATCTAAAGCCTCTTTGACATCTGTCTCTTGATTGATATTACGCTGAATAGTTCCAATGGTATCGTTAATGAGTTTATCTACATATTTCTCCATGCGAATTTTTAAAGGAGATCTATAAATAGACAAAGCTGAAATAAAGGCATCGCTTCTTGTAGAGTTAAAAGTGGCATAACCTTTTCTAAAAGAAACAACTTGATTCTCGTGCAATTTATCTATAACAGAGGAAATAGAAGTTCTGATAAGTTGTCCGATCCAAAGTTCGTCTATCTCGTTTTTGTCAGAAACATAAGAAACTATTTCAGACTTAGTCTTGTTATATACATTTGTTAAAGCAGCATCGTGGATACTGTTTTTAACGCTCTTCTTCGCCGGAGTAGGTTTTTTTGCTATAGCAGCTTTCTTGACATCAAGAT